TTCTTATAAAGATGAAATATTAATATTTTTTAATTTGCGATATCCGATTGTAAATTTATTTTGTAGTTGATTATTCATAGATAAATTTATTATAATTGTTTAATACATTTTTATTAAACAATACAAACTCATAGATAAGATAATTCGTTTAAAGTAATTTAGTATAATATAGTGATAAAGTATTAAAGGAAATGAGTTTAGAATTAAAAAAATTTAATATGCGTGAAATTACATTTAAACCGGATGAAAATAAAGGACCAGTTATAGTAATGATTGGACGTCGTGATACAGGTAAATCATTTTTGGTAAGAGATTTATTATTTTATCATCAGGATATCCCCGTAGGAACAGTAATGTCAGGAACAGAAGCAGGAAATGGATTTTATTCAGCTCACGTGCCAAAGTTATTTATTCACGAAGAATACAATACAGTATTGATTGAGAACATTTTGAGAAGACAAAAGACGGTATTAAAACAAGTAAATAAAGAAATAGAAACACATAAAAAGACAACCATAGACCCTCGTGCTTTTGTGATATTAGATGATTGTTTATACGATCAATCCTGGACTCGTGATAAAATGATGAGATTGTTGTTTATGAATGGTCGTCATTGGAAAATTATGTTAATAATTACAATGCAGTATCCGTTAGGTATTCCACCGAATTTAAGAACAAATATAGATTATGTATTTATTTTGAGAGAACCTTATTTAACAAATCGTAAGAGAATCTGGGAAAATTATGCGAGTATGTTTCCAACCTTGGAGTCATTTTGTAGTGTAATGGACCAGACAACGGAAAATTATGAATGTTTGGTAATTAATAATAATGCGAAATCAAACAAATTAAACGATCAGATTTTTTGGTATAAAGCAGAAAGTCATCCAAATTTTAGATTAGGTGCGAAAGAATTCTGGGAAATATCTAAAAATATGGGTTCTGACGATGAAGATGATGTATATGACCCAAATAAATCAAAAAAGAATAAGGGTCCAGCAATAAATGTAAAGAAAAGTAAATGGTAAATAAGATAATATACATTGGATATCTTATTTACATTATGGGTCGTATAAACTTTCATCTACGATAATTTCATCATCTGAATCAAATAAATCATCTGAATCAAATAAATCAGTATCGTCTATAAAACCATCTCTAGTATTTTCATCATTAGCCATAGTAGTATCTAACATTAACCTTGCGAAACTAGGATCAATAATATTTTGTATAATATCAGCCCTAGTGATAGTATGAAATGTTTCAGTACTGGATGTTAGGTCAGCAGGTTCCGTAAAATTATATAATATATTAGATGTAATATTCCCACTTGACATATCTTCATTATTATCACTTTCGTTATCATTATTTGTAATAGATAGGTCTTCATTATTATATAAAGTTTTTTCAGTGTTTCCATCAACAGTAACAAATGAAACATATCTTTTTCTATTTGCTAATGAAAGTATACGTCGTCCAAAACGAGGTGTTTGTTGAATGAATTTTCTAATTTTGGAAGAAAAAATTTTGGAATGTTTATTTTTAATAGTTGTATCGATAGCGTATTTATAACGAAGATAGTCAGGTAAAATATTTTTAAATGTATCAATTAAAATTTTTTTAGGGAAATCATAATGTATTTTAATCGGATAATTCTGTAACATATCATATATATAATCAATTATCATATCTTCATCTTCATTGTTAACAAATTGGTTAATATAATGACTACGAATGATGGATTGATTACTATTGAAAAAATCATCAATATCAAAATTACACAAAAAATATTGTTGTATGATATTAGGTACTACAAGCAATCGTTCTTTCATTTTGAAATAGATATTATATAATGTAGCGGTTGTAAATTCGATACCACTATATGGATTTTTCGGTTTTACTGGCTCAGCACAAAAATCAGGTGAATTACATATAGCAGATATAATAATACGCGAGAGGTCTTGCAATGTAAATAGATATATACATTTATTTTCAAACAATGAAAATGTATTTTTTTGTGTCATTGAAATAGGTGATAAAAATAAATCATTATGGACTTTCAATTTATAGTTTTTAATTTTAATTCTCCTTGCGAAACGATTAAACGCCCAATATACTTTTTGAATACGATAAAAAAACATTAAAAAGTTGAGTTTATCATCTTGTTTAATAAAATAGTTTTCAATATATTGATCGTTAAAAATACAAAATTTATCCTTATCAGACAATACAAAACAATTTTTAATAAAATTAATATGAGTGTTATCACTTTCAAGTTTGTCAAATATGTGGGGTATATATGTTTTGGATGAAAAATTATGAAAATTGTCAATGGTTATATCATCACTAAACTGAATATCTTTTATAAATATTTTATGCGCTATATATGTAAAAGTTTTCATAATTCACTATTAATAATATACGAAATTATTTATATCTTTTAGATATAATATAAAGCATGTTAAAAATAGCACATAGAGGATTATCCGCAACAAATCCAGACAACTCAATTGAGTCATTTGTATGTGCTGTAGAAGCAGGATTTGATATGATAGAATTAGATATACAGTTATGCAAAAACAATGAAATAGTAGTATTTCACGATAGAAGTTTACACGGTAAGATGATTCAAGATTATACTTTACATGAATTAGAAGAACTGGGTGTTATATCATTAAAAACGTTTTTTACTGTTATTGATAGTAAATATATTCAAATCTATTTAGATCTAAAAGGAGACGTAGAAATAGTTGATTATCTAATAGATTTTATATTGAATAATAACAAAATAGTATATTTACCAAATCTTTCAATAGCATCATTCAATCGAAAAATGATAGATATATTATCGAATATAGAAACATTACTTCAAATAGGTTTTATTACGAGTAATAACTATAGTAATAAAGAATGGAAAGAGTTGTTACGTAATGTGGATTTTGTAAGCATATCATTTGATGTTCTCGACCATGAAACCGTAGATTTTTTACATAAATACGGTAAACCCGTGTATGTATATACTTGTCATAACAAAGCAGAATTAGATTATGTAAAAAAATTTAATATAGATGGAATAGTATCCAATATAGTTATTGAATAAAAATATCACATATAATTTTATTCAATATATGAAACCAACTTAATCATCCTTTTTAGAGTCATCTATTTTCAATTCATCGCGAATATTTGCTGATTCAGTATTACTAACTTCACGTGATTCAAAATCAACCTCTTCCTTTACACCACTTAGATTTCCTTCTTCATCAATTGTTTGCGTGAGAACATTACCACTCTTCTTAGCCTTTTCAATATTCTCCATAATAGCCTTCTTTTTAGTTTCACGAACACGTTCCTCGAACTCCTTTTTAGCAGCTTCTTCATTCTTCATCTTTTCAGCGTGAAGTGCGTTAAGCTCATCTTCCATATGTTCGACACGACCAGTTTTATAAGCATCGGGGTCCCAAGGAATCCAAACTCCTACTGGACCGACATAAATGTCGTGATTAGGGTCACCTTCTCTTAGCTTCTTGCATTTCTCTTCCGCTTCATCTTGAGTATTAAATACACCTCTAATCTTGAGACCTCTAACGGAAGTCTGAAAAGCGTGGTCTCGGTTAAATTGTTCGTTAAGTTTTTCTTCTTGTTTATCCAAAAAGTTTTTATAATCGTCTTCAATGCCACTCTTCTTGAGTTTATCACTTTCCTCCTTTACAAAGTCATTGAAATCGCTGATAAGAGTTTCAACATTCATATTGTGCTTATAAGCAATAAAATGTATAAATTCGAAATACCTTTCCATAGATTTAGAGAATTCCCAGTTCTTAACAAACTGGTTAAACAGGTAAACCTCACGTTTTTGAAGAATCTTTTCAGGTGATACAAACGACATACACGCAAATTTTTGTCCTGATATAGGTTGATCTTCATCACACAAGTCAACATATTTACTATTTAGTGTTCCATCGCTATTCTTCTTTTTTTCGTATCCAGACATTTTAGGAATATATACTCTATAACATTCACTGTTTAAGTGTTTTCATAATTAATTATTAAAATTTTTTTATTATATTATAATATAAACATAAAATGTTTGATTTGAACGAGTTAGTAAAACGTGCTATTAAGTACTTGATTGAGGGTTTAGTAGTAGCCTTAGCTGCTTTCGCTATCCCAAAGAAGCAACTTAATGTTGAGGAGATCATCATTATTGCCTTGACTGCTGCTGCCACATTTAGCATCCTTGATGTATTCATCCCTGCCATGGGTTCTTCCGCTCGTGGAGGTGCTGGTTTCGGTATTGGTGCTAACTTGGTTGGTGGTCTTAAGATGGCAGCATAAACTTTAGAATTTTATTGAATAAGACATATACTTCAATAAAATAATAATACCTAACATAGTATAAAAAGAAGTATTATATATATTGTAATGGAAATCGATAATAAGGAACATATAGACCAATTGAATAAAGAAATAGAGATGTTACATTCGCAGATACATACATTAAAAACACGACTTGCAAAATATACAAATAATGATAGACACAAGAAGTATTACGAAAAAAATAAGGAAAGAATAAAGGAGAATGCTAAGCGTTATATTGAAAAATTAAAGGAAGAGAATCCTGAAAAATTAAAAACTTATAGACAAAGAGCATATCAAAACAGAAAACAAAAAGATAACACAAATAATTAAGCGTCATAGTAAGGATTATCGTGTATTTTCATACCACAATATTCTTGAGGATCTTTCTTATAATCAACTGGATTATGAATACCAGCTTCTTTTGCGCATTCTAACATAAATTTAAAATTACTCCAGAATTCGCTTTTATGTCCGATTGATTTTGTCATAACATGTGATAATTCGTGTATGGCTACAAAAGTTAGAGTATTCTCGTCAATAAGATTATCATTATCGCCTTTTTGCTTATTTAAACAAAATGCGACTTTTTCACCTTTATTTTCACTATATGCGGTATAACTACTGGTAGGCAAAGTTTCTGAAATTTTTTGTGGATTGAAATTTTCTTTAAGGCGTTTCACATTTTCTTTATTTGGATATTTATCAACAACATATGCTACAAGATCTTTACATCTTTCGGTAATTTTTGCTAATAAATCAGCCGCTTTTTCAATATTTTCTCGTTCGCGAACACAATATTTATTACCATCTACGCTGGATACTATACATTTTAATTGAAAACTTTCGTAATTTTCACGATAAATGTAATAACTGGTGCTTAATATAAAACCTATTATGAAATATCCTAAAATGTCTTCACTTCTCATTATATATTGTGTTGATATATATGTTTTTACATCGAAAAATATTATATAACTAATGTGAATTATATAATATTAACAAATTTATGCGCTACCGATTTCAAGTTGTTGACGAGTAGCATCACCCTCAATAGTGCTCTGGTTCCATGGTCCTACATCAGCCTTGGGAATAGTAGGGTCAGAACGAAGTTGAAGATTGGCATTTCTCATTGATTGACCGATGGTATCAAGACCAATATGGTAACCAGCCTCAAGAAGGTCGGGCATCTTGACACCCTCAGCATCGATGTTGGTGGGGTTTAAGTTGTTCCACTCACTGTTCTTATCAGTAGGTAACAAATCAGAAGGGTTAGCTACGGGTTGAAGAGCATACCCATTTTCAGCCTTTCCAGAGGAAGGAGCGGGCTCAGCAGCATCGTTTTTCTCTTCTTCGGCTTCTTTCTC